TGGACCAGCTGCGAACACAAATGATCTCTACTTTCCACAACATCCTGCTCCCACGCAAGGAGACTTTATTAGTGGGTCTATAACTTCACCCGGTATCCTTTATTGGTCGCACGCCGCGGATCAAACAACAGAAACTTATCCAGAGTATTATGAAATAAATCTTCCAAGTTTCTTGTACCCGGCCGGAACCATTCACGTAGAACTTGCTGAAGGTTCTTACACGCCGCAACCGATTGGATCAACTCCACCATATAAAGTTGGTGGACAATTTTTATCAGGCACATACGATTATCGCGCTCCTGGATATTATGGCATACTTGGTTCAGGCCCTCTGGCTAAAGGAGTAAGATTTGCTTTTCCTCAACCAGAATTAATTGCTGGAGGATTCTCTCCAGGTAGTCCAGTTACTTTAAACTCTGCAACAGTATACATATACAAGAATACCGAGACGGCTGCTACTACATACACTAATTATCAGCTAGCAATAGGTCATCATCCTCAAAATAATTGGCCAAGAACTAATAGTCTTATCTTTGGATCCACGCCAACTATTCCTCAAGGAGCGACTCAAACAGTAGTATATGGACCAACTCCCCTAGTAGTACCAACAACCGCATTGGGTGCATTTACTATTCCTTTTAGTACTCCATTTACTTATCCAGGAACTGGGAGTATTCAAATTACTGCTATTAGCCAAAACTCACCATATAAAGCGCATAATATCTTAGTCAAAGAATTGAAGGTACCAACAGGATTAGCGCCCAGTCCCACTGCAATTGCGGCTGAGTGGGGCCCTCCTGCTCCTTCAACGTATCCAAACAACCAGAGTTATGTTTTTGTTTATCCTGGCAATTCAAATTCATTAACTCCGACAAGTTTCTTTCCAAATATTCAATATGCTAGACCAGTCATTCATTTTAATACTACATAGAGAATAAAATGCCAATCACGTTTAGACAATATAACGGTCCAACTACTACAGGTTATAACTTTGAAATAGACACGCCCCATGCTGGTCTAAGGACGATAACTGCGACTCAACCTAATCCAGGACTTCCGCAAGCAACTCCACTTGGTTATCCAAGTATAAGTTTTACAGCTGTGTCATCTCCAGCTGCACCTCAAGGTGCTCCATTTGCAAACTTTAACGTAAGAGATACTAATGTTAAAGTAATTGCCGGCGCATTTTATTCTAGAGGCAACCGAGACATGATTGGCGAAATGGGATATTTTACTTGGGGCGTGTCACAATCGCCGACTATTCCGACATACGGCGGAAATATTATGCATACCGATTTTACTTCTCAGACAACTATAACTGCTGGAAGATGGAGTCCTAGTATGCCTGGAATATATAAGCCAGGAAGAGCGGCATCACCTACTTCAATATATACTCTTGCTGGCGGCGCGCCTAACTTGAATACGGCCACTAGTGGTGTATGGAAATTTCCAAAATCAACTACAACAGTAATTACATTATCACCTTCTACAGCAGCATCACCCGTTACATTTGGCACACCAGTTGGAAATACATCTTCAGCTAGAGGAGGCGAATATTGGAGTGAATCTGTGAATGGTAAATATTATCAGGCTGGATGGCCAAACCCAACAATTTCTATGTATTCAGCTCCATACGCTAGTGATACTAATAGTGCAAGTGTAGGAACTATATCAACTCCGCAATGGACAACTTCTTTTGCTGGGGCGTCACAAGTAGGAAGTGCTAGAGATTATTCTTTCCATAGATGGGGAATGCAACCAGGGAATCCTTATTATCCCACAACTTCCCCTGGTACTGGTAGAGAAGTTTTTTCTAGATTACCATTTGCAGGTTATCCATATGGATCAGCTTACACCGTTCCAGATTTAGATATGATGCAAGGATATGGAGATACGCATCATCCATATGGAGGCAACCATTTAGTAGCTAGCACTGTGGAAAATGGATATGTGTGGGGTGGATGGTATGGACCTAGCTCTGCTCCGCAGCCTTTTAATCGACAAGTGAGAGTCCACCCATGGGCTAATTTTGATCTTAACTATATATTATTAGGTGATTCAAATGTGAAAGGAATAAGTGGCGGTAATGGAAATAATGAAGAAGAAGCTTTATATCATGCATACGGCGGTAACTCTGGCAGCCCACACCCAGTATCCCAAGGATACGCATTTCCATTCGCTTCCACATTCCCAATAGCAACAACGGTTCCAACGATCGACCATTGGCAGCAAAGCGCAGGTTCTGGCCATGCGCACAATTAGTATAAATAGAATAAAAACATATTAAGGTTTTTCATCGATGGCTAATCCAACTACTAGACAAGGTTTAATTGATTATTGCATGAGATCATTAGGTGATCCTGTAATAGAAATTAATATTGATATTGATCAGCAAGAAGATCGTGTGGATGAGGCTTTGCAGTATTATCAAGAATTTCACTCTGACGCTACTTTAAGAACTTATCTTAAACACCAAGTAACATCTAGCGATATTACTAATGGATTTATTACATTAAATTCAAACATTACATTTGTTTCTCAATTATTTCCTATTAAAGGCGGTTCAATTACAAAAGATTTTTTTGATATTAAATATCAATTGCATTTAAATGATATTGCTAATCTTCAAACTTATATGGGTGATTTGGCATACTATGAACAAATGCAACAATATCTTTCTTTAATTGATATGAAATTAAATGGCTATCCACAGGTTCAATTTTCTAGAAGAGAAAATAGACTTTATATTCATGGCGATTTTGAAGATGGAGATATAAAAGCTAATGATTACATTGTTGCAGAAGTTTATCAAATTTTAGATCCCGCTACCAACACTTCAATTTATAACGATCGCTGGCTAAAGGAATATACAACTGCTCTATTTAAAAGACAATGGGGAAGCAATCTTATAAAATTTGAAGGAATGCAACTTCCTGGAGGAGTTACATTAAATGGCCGTCAAATTTATGAAGATGCTCAACAAGATTTAGATAGATTAAGAGAAGCAATTAGAACTGAGCATGAAATGCCAGCAGATTTCTTTGTGGGGTAAGTTATGGCCACAAATAGATATTTTAGTCAAGGTAGCAGAGCTGAACAGCAGCTATATGAAGAGATCATAATTGAATCTCTTCAAATCTATGGGCAAGACGTATATTATCTCCCAAGAACAATAGTTAATAAAGATAATATACTAAATGAAGACGCCAATTCAAGTTTTAATTCTTCATATAAAATTGAAATGTACATTGAAAACTTAGATGGTTTTGATGGCGAAGGAGACTTATTTACAAAATTTGGTGTTGAGATCAGAGATCAAGCTACATTTATTATGGCTAAAAAAAGATGGCAACAAACGGTAGCTAAATATGATAATGATATTGAAGGTGTTAGGCCATTAGAAGGTGATCTACTTTATATTCCATTCTCTAAAAAATTATTTGAGATAGTCCACGTTGAACATGAGCAACCATTTTATCAGTTAAAAGATCTTCCAACATTTAAACTTCGTTGTGAGTTGTTTGAATATAGTGGTGAAAGCATTGATACTGGTATTGAGAAAATAAATGATATTGAAAGTAACTATGGATACGAATATCAACTTACATTAGATTCAGCAAGCTTTGGATTCACTATTGGTGAAACAATAAATCAAACCTTTAGTGATGGCGTTAAAATGTCTGGTGAAGTTTCTCGTTGGTCTGATTCTGATCAAATTCTAGGTGTGGTCAGCGCTGGAGCAAATGATGGGCTATATCATACATTTGTATCAGGCCTTCCAGTAAGAGGAACTGTAGATCACGATACAACAGGTCTTACAAAATATTCTGTGGCTAATGTTAATCTTGTTTCTGAAAATAATCAATTATCAAATACTGAACAAAATACATATTTTGATACATTGACCGATTTCTTAGACTTTAGTGAATCTAACCCATTTGGAGACCCTAGCTAATGAGTGATTTATTTGACTTTGGTTTTACAGCAGTCGATGAAGACGAGCTTCAAGCTGTTCAAAAAACAGTTGCTCTTGCAACTGATGCTGAGCAATTAGCATTAACCACACAAGAAAGATTAGATAAATTATATAATGCTATTGTTCCTCTTTTAAATAATTTAAAGAAGAATCCAGAAAAAGAATATATCTTATGGCCAAATAGACTGGCCAAAGTAGAAGAGTTTGAGACACATCTTCAAGAAATTTATAAGGGTTAACCCATGTTTGGCACATATTTTTATCACGAAAGAATTAGAAAAAGTGTTGCTCTTTTTGGCAGCCTTTTTAATAATTTGTATGTGCTAAGAAAAGATAGTTCAGGCGCAGTCATAAATCAAATGAAAGTTCCTTTGTCATATGGTCCAAAACAAAAATTCTTAGAAAGAATTAGTCAAGTACCAAGCCTGACAGATAACCAGAATGTGTCTATTAAACTTCCACGGATGTCTTTTGAAATAATTGGAATTAATTATGATGCAACTAGACAGCTGCAGAAAAATAATAATTTCACTCAAGCAAGTTCTTCAATAAATTCTAGAAATAGATTTAACGCATTTGTTCCATATACTATTTCATTTCAATTAAGCATTTACGCTAAAAATCAAGATGACGCTCTTCAAGTTGTAGAACAAATCTTTCCATATTTTTCACCACAATATAGCGTAACAATAAAACCTATTACAGCTTATCCGGATTTAAAAGAAGATGTTCCTATTCTTTTAACTGGAGTATCTTTTACAGATGATTATGAAGGCTCTCAAGAACAAAGAAGAACAATTATCTATACATTAGACTTTGATATGAAAGCCAATTTTTATGGACCAATTACATCACAAGCTGTTGTTCGTAAAGTTGACGCTAATATATATCAAATAGACAATGGATTGAATGATTCTGATGTAGCTCTAGAAACTATATCAATTACACCTAACCCAACATCTGTAATCGGCTTAGCTGATAGCGACTTTGGATTTACTGAAACAATAACTTATTTTGGCGATAGTGCATAATGGATTCTGATACTGCTGATAATGATTTTGAATATGCTAGAAGAACTTACCATGATTTGCTTGCTAAAGGTTCAGACGCTTTAGAAGAAATGATGGAAGTTGCTAGGGCCACAGAACACCCTCGAGCATTTGAAGTATTTTCCAATATGATGAAGCATGTGGCTGATATTAATGGTAATTTACTAGATCTTCATAAAAAGAAAAAAGACTTTGATAAAAAGGACGATAAATTATCTTTACCACAAGGGCAAACCACAAATAATGTTTTCATTGGATCTACTACAGATCTGCAACGAATGCTTAAAAACGAAAAAGAAAAAATTATAGATCATGAATGAGACCTATCTTGGCAACCCTAACGTTAAACGTGATGGTGTTGTTCAACAGTGGAATGAACATGAAGTTAAAGAATACGCTAAATGTATGAACGATCCTGCATATTTTGCAAAAGAATATTGTAAGATCATATCCCTTGATGAAGGATTAGTTCCATTTGAACTTTATCCATATCAAGAAAAAATGTTCAACCACTTTAACACAAGTAGATTTAATATTGTATTAGCATGCCGGCAGTCTGGTAAATCCATTTCTTCGGTAGTATATTTGTTGTGGTTTGCTATTTTTAACCCAGAAAAAACAATTGCTATCCTTGCGAACAAAGGAGCAACTGCTCGGGAAATGCTATCTCGAGTAACCATGACACTTGAGAATCTACCTTTCTTTTTACAACCAGGATGTAAAGCATTAAATAAAGGTTCTATAGAATTTAGTAATAACTCTCGTATTATTGCAGCTGCAACTTCTGGTAGTTCTATTCGTGGTATGTCTGTTAACTTACTCTATCTTGACGAATTTGCTTTTGTTGAAAGAGCAGCTGAATTTTATACCTCAACATATCCAGTTATTTCTTCAGGTAAAGACACTAAAATCATTATTACATCTACTGCAAATGGCATTGGTAATACATTTCAAAAGATATGGGAAGGTGCTGTTCAAAGAACAAATGATTTTATTCCATTTAGAGTTGATTGGTGGGATGTTCCAGGACGCGATGAAAAATGGAAAGAAGAAACAATATCAAATACTTCTCAAATGCAATTTGATCAAGAATTTGGAAATACATTTTTCGGGACAGGCGATACATTAATATCTGGAAACACATTGCTTAATTTTAGAGCAAAACCACATTCTAATCTATTAGAAAATGATTCTTTATTTGTATATAAAGAACCAGAAAAAGATCATCAATATGTAATGACTGTAGATGTATCGAGGGGAAGAGGACAGGATTATTCAACTTTTAATTTGATCGATATTAGCGTTCGCCCGTTTCAACAGGTTGCTGTATATCGCAACAACACTATCTCTCCATTACTCTTCCCTAATATTATATATAAGTACGCAAACTTATATAATGAATCTATGGTAGTAATAGAATCTAATGATCAAGGCATGGTTGTCTGCAATGGTTTATATCATGATCTAGAGTATGAAAATATGTTTATTGAATCAGCCATTAAAGCAAATGCTCTTGGAATTGAAATGACTCGTAAAGTAAAACGTATTGGATGTTCAGCAATTAAAGATATTCTAGAAGAAAATAAATTAGAAATTCACGATGAAAATACTATTATGGAAATATCTACTTTTGTTGCTAAAGGCCAATCCTTTGAAGCATCTGAAGGAAATCATGATGACTTAATGATGAATTTAGTGTTATTTGGTTATTTTGCAACTGGAGATTATTTTAAGAACGTGACTGACATCAATTTAAAAGATATGATGTTTAAACAAAGAATGGCAGAAATTGAAGCAGATATGGTGCCATTTGGAGTTATAGATGATGGATTAGATGATATACCTATAGAACCAGAAGAAAGCCCATGGGCTCTAGATGTATTAGATCCGGATGGAAACATAAGATTTGATCCAAAACACACCAATTTTTAATTATTATAAATAATACTAATTGAATATCACCGTATTATGTTCACTTATAATTGGATCACTGGAAAAGGAAAACAAACATGGCAGTAGGCGTACCTTCCGAATCGCCAGCAATTATCATAAAGGAAGTAGATCTAACAGGCGGGGTGCCTAATGTTCAATCTACAACTGGAGGATACGCTGGAAAATTTCGTTGGGGACCTGTCGGTAAAGCTACTAAAATCAGTAAAGAAACTGAACTAGCTTCTACTTTCGGGGCACCTGATGACACACATACAGCCGACTTTCATTCGGCTGCATATTTTTTAAAATATTCTAATGCTTTACAAGTCGTTCGCACATTAGGAGATAGCTCATCTAATGCTACAGCAGGATTAAATGTTGGTAGCTATGATTCAGCGGACTTTATCAAAAACGCAGATCACTGGGAAGGCTTATCAGGCCTTAGTAATTGGGTTGCAAAATATCCAGGAGATATTGGCAACAGCTTGAAGTACGTAGTTATCAACAATAGTGGATGGGCTGCAGCAAATGCAACTTGGAAAGCAGAATTTGATGGACAACCTAATACAGGTGAAGTTCACGTACTAGTCGTAGACGAAGATGGCGTGATCACTGGAACATCAAATTCAGCTCTAGAAAGATTTGCATATCTATCTACAACTTCAACAGCAACAAACGCAGATGGTTCTACAAACTATGCAAAATCTGTAATTAATGATCGATCAGAATATCTATGGTATAATGGTTCATCTTTCGCAGATGCATCAGATTCAGCATCTCTTGCATGGGGTAGATCTACATACAACTCCCCAGTAAGTGAAGCTCTAGCAGGATTTGATAAGTTTGAAGATAAAGATACAATTGAACTAGATTTCTTGATTGCTCCTGGTATGAGCAATTCAACAGATCAGCGCACAGTTGTTAATGATCTTGTTACTACAGCATCTTCTACTAGAAAAGATTGTGTTGTTGTTACATCACCATCAAGCGCATCAGTAGTTAATAATAACACACCTGTGACTAATACAGTAACAGAAGCCGGTGGATATACTTACACTTCTTATCTAGTTGTAGATAACAACTGGTTAAAAGTATATGATAAGTACAATGATAAGTACATCAATATTCCAGCCGCATCTTCAACAGCAGGTATTATGGCTGCATCTGATGCTAACACAGCTCCTTGGTATTCACCAGCTGGAGCACGCCGTGGTGCATATCTAGGTATTACAAACCTAGCATACACACCAACAAAAGCAGAAAGAGACACTCTATATAAAGCAGGGATTAACCCAGTTGCTAATCTTCCTGGACAAGGAGTTCTATTGTTTGGCGATAAAACTCATATGAACAGACCATCAGCATTCGATCGTATTAATGTACGTCGTTTGTTCTTGGTAATAGAAAGAGCAATTGCTCTAGCAGCAAGGAACACAATGTTCGAATTCAATGATGAGTTTACAAGAGCAGAATTTGTAAGCATCGTTGAGCCATTCTTGAGAGAAGTAAAAGGACGTAGAGGTATTACTGACTTCCGTGTCGTTTGTGATACTACAAACAATACACCAGCAGTAATCGACAGAAATGAATTTGTTGCTAACATCTTCATCAAACCAGCTCGTTCTATTAACTACATTACTCTCAACTTTGTAGCTGTTAGAACCGGGGTCGATTTCGAAGAAGTCGCCGGTATTCAGGTATAAGGAGATAAAAAATGGCAGTTTTAGGCGTTGATGATTTCAAAGCAAAACTTCGTGGAGGTGGCGCGCGCCCTAATTTATTTAAGGCGACTATCACTTATCCAGGATATGCTGGAGGAGATGTAGAAACCACATCATTTTTATGTGAAGCAGCTCAATTACCTGCATCTACAGTTGGTACAATTATTGTTCCTTTCCGTGGAAGACAGTTAAAAATGGCTGGAGACCGTACTTTTGATACATGGACTCCAACAATTATAAATGATACAAACTTTCAAGTTCGTAACGCAATGGAACGTTGGATGAATGGTATGAATGCACATAGTGCAAATACTGGTCTAACTAATCCTATTGATTACGAAAAGGATCTGTATGTTGAGCAGCTGGATAAAGATGGAAGCACTTTGAAAACTTATGTTTTCAAAGGTTGTTTCCCAACAGCACTTTCTCCTATTGATCTTGCATATTCAACAGAAAATGATATTGAAAGATTCACTGTTGAGTTCCAAGTACAATACTGGGAAGCAAGTACTACTTCATAAGTAGTATAAATAATATTTAAAAGAGGGGCTAACGGCCCCTCTAAACTAATTAGGAATTCCTTTTATGGCTGATAATAGTTTTAAATTATTTGGTTTTGAAATAAAAAGAGCTAAAAAAGTAAGTAATGACCTATTACCATCTGTTGTTCCACCATTGGATCAAGATGGTGCTGGATACGTAACTGCTGCCGGAGCTCACTATGGCACATATGTTGATGTAGATGGTGATAAAACCATAAAAGATGAAAGACAATTAATTCTTCAATATAGAGCCGTGGCTACTCATCCAGAAGTTGATGCTGCTGTGGAAGATATTGTTAATGAATCAGTTTCTTCTTCTCAAGAAGAACAATCTGTGGCTATAGTTTTAGATAAAGTTGAAATTCCAGATAATATTAAAAAAACTATTACTGATGAATTTGATAACATTTATAGTTTGTGCCAATTTGCTGAACAAGGACATGATATGTTCAAGCGTTGGTATGTTGATGGAAGAATGTATCATCATTTAGTTATAGATGAAAAGAATCCAAAAGCTGGAATTCAGGAGATTAGACCTATTGATGCATCTAAAATTCGTAAAGTCAAACAAATTCAAAAAGAAAAAGATCCAAATACTGGAATTTCTATTATTAAAAATGTTGACGAATTTTATATCTATCAAGAAAAACCAGGAGCTCAAACTCAAGGTGTAAAACTTTCAAATGATTCTGTTTCTTATGTAACTTCAGGTCTATTAGATGAACATAGAAAAAGAGTTGTTTCTCATTTACATAAAGCATTAAAACCAATTAACCAACTACGTATGATGGAAGACTCTCTTGTCATTTATAGACTAGCTAGAGCACCTGAACGTAGAATTTTCTATATTGATGTTGGTAATTTGCCAAAAGGCAAGTCTGAAGAATATATGAAAAATATTATGGCCAAGTACCGTAATAAATTAGTTTATGATGCGTCCACTGGCGCAATCCGCGATGATCGTAAACATATGTCTATGTTAGAAGATTTCTGGCTTCCAAGACGTGAAGGTGGTAGAGGTACTGAAATTTCTACACTTCCAGGAGGTGAGAACCTAGGGCAGATTGATGATATTCTTTACTTCCAAAAACGCCTATATAGATCTTTAAATGTTCCAATTTCCAGACTAGAACAAGATCAAGCCGCAAACTTTTTAGGTAGATCAACAGAAATTAATCGTGATGAGCTTAAATTCCAAAAGTTTATTGACCGTTTAAGAGCTCGTTTTAATCATTTCTTTTATAATATTCTTAAGAAACAACTTATTCTTAAAGGTATTATCACAGAAGATGATTGGAAAGAATGGGCAAATGATATTGCAGTTGATTATATAAAAGATAATCACTTTACAGAATTAAGAGATGCTGAACTTCTTCAAGGTAAGTTACAATTACTTGATCAAGTACAACAATATGTTGGCGAATATTATTCGAAAGAATGGATCATGAAAAACGTGTTGCAATTTGATGATGATGATATTAAGCAAATGAAAGATCAAATAGCAGATGAACAAAAAAGCGGTGAAATTCCATCGCCTGAACAAATGCAATAGGAGAAACAGTGATGAGTGATATTGAAACAATGATTGATTTGGCAGCAAAACAAGATTTTGCATCTGCTAATAATGTATTTAACGAGTTAATTCAACAAAGAATGGTTGATGCATTAGATCAAGAAAAAGTTGCTTTGGCATCAGATATTTTTAATAATGAACCAGAAGATGAAGAACAACTAGAATTAGATCTGGAAGATAAAGATGAAGATACAGATGATATTGAAGATGATGAAGAGCTTACAGAATATGAATTTGGTACCGATGAGGATTTTGAAGAGATTCAAGATATGAATCAAGAAGGTAAGATTCAAGCTGAGATGATACGTTTAGGATATAAAGAATAAATTTATTTTACAAATTTGAAATGTTATAAATAAATTCAAATGAAAGAATATAAATGAAAACTTTTAGTCAAATACGTGAAAATTCTAAGAAAATGAAAATCGGTCGGATACCGGTTGAGATTAAAAAGAATAAAAATATGTATGATGTTTTCATTGATGGCGATAAGCTAGACAAATATAAGTCTGAAGCTGAAGCTATGAAAATGGCGAAAGAATTCGTCAAACAATATAAAGGTTAAAAACATGAAGCTGATTGCAGAATATACAGATCAAAGCATAGAGTGTATTGTCGAAGCCAAAGAAGGCGGCGGTAAAAATCATTTTATTGAAGGCATCTTTATGCAATCAGAAGCAAAGAATAGAAATGGACGTATTTATCCAAAGCAGATCATGGAATCAGCCGTTGATAAATATGTCACTGAACAGGTTTCCAAGAACAGAGCGGTTGGTGAATTAAATCACCCAGACGGACCGACTGTTAACTTGGATAAAGTATCCCATAAAATCACAGCTCTTGAATGGAAGGGCAATGATGTTATTGGGAAGGCACAAGTATTGGATACTCCAATGGGTAATATCGTAAAAGGTTTGCTTGAAGGTGGTGTTCAATTAGGTGTCTCAACTCGTGGTATGGGTAGCCTTGAGGAACGTAACGGAACAATGTACGTCAAAGATGACTTTATTCTTAATACAGTTGATATTGTACAAGATCCATCTGCACCAACAGCTTTTGTTAATGGTATTATGGAAGGTGTTGAGTGGATCTGGAATAATGGCATTATTGAACCTCAAGTAATTGAAAAAATGGAGACTGAAATTAAAGGCGCTCCACGTTCTGATCTCTATGAGACTCAGACTCGTGAGTTCAAGAATTTCCTCTCGTTATTGAAAAGATCATAATTAGGAGTGTCAAACATGACTGATCAAATCGAAGATCTGGATGTAGAGCTCGACGAGGAAATCGAAGAAGCTCATGATCCAAAAAATGCAGAGCAACAATCAGTAGCATCTGTATCAGCTGCCGAAGATAAAGGACCAAAGGCGCCTAAGCGTCGTGGTGATAAAGACGGTGGCGACAAAAAACCAATCCCTGCGGCAACAAAAGCAGTTGCAGCTAAAGCAGAGTCCGTTGAATTTGATGGAGACTTTAGTGAAGACTTAAATGCTTTGGTTGAATCTGAGGCAACACTCAGCGATGAGTTCAAAGCCAAAACAGCTGTAATCTTTGAAGCTGCAGTAAAATCAAAACTTTCTGAGGAAATTAATCGTTTGGAAGAAGAGTATAAAACTCAACTAGACGAAGAAGTTGCTTCTATTAAAGAAGACCTCGTAGAGAAAGTTGATGGCTACCTCAACTATGTTGTTGAGAATTGGATGGAAGACAATAAACTAGCGATTCAATCTGGACTACGTTCAGAAATCGCAGAAGACTTTATGAGTAAGTTGAAAGACCTATTCACAGAGTCTTATATTGAAGTTCCTGAATCCAAAGTCGACCTAATTGACGAACTAGCAACTGCTCATGAAGAACTAGAAGAAGAATATAATGAAGTAGTAGCAACAGTAATGGGCTTGAATGAAGAGCTAGAAGGTTATAAGCGCGAGGCGATTATCCGCGAAGCGTCTAAAGATCTAGCAGAAACTCAAGTTGCAAAACTTAAGTCATTGGTAGAAAGTATTGATTTTGAAGATGAAGAAGCTTTTACATCGAAAGTTGCAACCATTAAAGAATCATATTTCAAAAAGCAAACAACTGAGTCAGTTATTGTAGATGAAGCAGATGAAGATGGTGAATCCATCCAAGAAGAAGTTTCAGATACTATGGCACAGTATATCGCGGCTATCCGCAAAGCAAAACATTAATTAGGAGATCCAATTATGGAAACTTACGACCGTCTCGTCGAAAAGTGGTCTCCAGTACTGAACGAATCTGCAGCTGGCGACATTAAAGATGCTCACCGTAAAGCTGTTACTGCAGTTGTACTAGAGAACACAGAAAAAGCTCTTCGTGAAGAGCGCTCACAAATGAACTTCTTGTCAGAAGCACCAGCAACATCTGTTGGTAACTCTTCTGTACAAAACTGGGATCCAGTTCTGATTTCCCTTGTACGTCGTTCAATGCCAAACATGATGGCATACGATGTATGTGGTGTTCAGCCAATGACTGGCCCAACAGGCTTGATCTTCGCAATGAAGTCACGCTATGGCACAGGTACAACTGGTGCAACTGAAGCGTTGTTCAACGAAGCAGACACTACACAAGCTGGTGATTCTGCAGGTTCACAAAGTGCTGATCCATCAGGTCTATCTGGCTTGACAGACTCAAACGGTGACTCTTCGATCGACAACGATCGCGGTTCAAACCCAACATTCGCAACTGGTATGACAACTGCTAATGCAGAACTTTCAGGCGCGTTCCGTAACATGGGTTTCACCATTGAGAAACAAACTGTGACTGCAAAATCACGTGCGTTGAAAGCAGAATACAGCCTAGAACTAGCACAAGACTTGAAAGCGATCCACGGTTTGGACGCAGAGACAGAATTGTCAAACATTCTGTCAACAGAGATCTTGGCTGAAATCAACCGTGAAGTAATTCGTACAATTAACTCACAAGCGAAAACTGGTGCTGGTACAGCTAACACAGCAATCAACGGTATCTTCGATCTATCAACAGATGCTGATGGCCGCTGGTCAGTTGAAAAATTCAAAGGTCTATTGGTTCAACTAGACCGTGAAGCAAACCAAATTGCAAAAGATACACGTCGTGGTAAAGGTAACTTTGTTATCTGTTCTTCTGATGTTGCTTCTGCATTGGCAGCTTCTGGTGCTCTAGACTACGCACCTGCGCTTTCAACTAACTTGAACGTTGATGACACAGGCAACACATTTGCTGGTGTTCTTAATGGCCGCATCAAAGTATACATCGACCCATATGCAACAGCAGATTATATCACTGTTGGATATAAAGGTTCTAACCCATACGATGCTGGTGTCTTCTACTGCCCATACGTACCACTAACAATGGTTCGTGCAGTTGGTGAGAACGACTTCCAACCAAAAATCGGATTCAAAACTCGTTACGGCATGGCTGCAAACCCATTCGTACCTGGTGCGATTTCGAACAATGGTCTTGGAAATGCTCGCGCAAACCAATACTACCGCATCTTCCGTGTGGACAACATCCTACAATAAGAGATATAAAAAAGGAGGGGAATCAACCCCTCCAATCTATCTTCTTGTTACAACTAGGGGCTTTTCAAGCCCCTTTTTTTATAAATTTGATGGGCGCTTTGGTTTTGACAGTGCTTCTTTATTAACGCCTTTAGACGTTTCAATCATTAGTTCTGGCACGTGAGGACGATATCCATATTCATGCGCTGGTTGACAAATCATGCCATCATCAGTGCATAAACTAAGCCATCCTGTAATAATATATTTTATGGTTGTTTCAGATACTACACCAACGTGAGGATGAGTATACTCGCACGGCCATAATACTGTTTTACCTCTTTTTGCTTCTGTAACTAAATCTTGAAAAGGAAAACTTGTTCCACCATCAGGTACGTCATTCAAATAAGTCATAACAGTTACACATCTAGATGAATACAATCCATTTCTTTCATAATGAATTTGTTTAAAACCCTGACCCGGCTCATATTTTTGTAAATTTAAAGCTTCTAATACAACTGAATTTAAATGAAATTCTTGAGCATACTCATAAGTCATGTTTCCTATTTCTTCGATGTATTTTTTATAAACTTTAGTAAAGAGATGACCATTGAAAGGTGCGTCCAAACTGTCTTTTACTTCAGGTCTAATTTCTTCTCCAGATTCACCTGGTGTTTTCCAGCACACATCACTTTCAAATATTTTTATAGCGTCATCGCATATGGTTGGATCTTTTAACTGATATTCTCTAATGCAATTTTCCATATTTTACCTCATATAAATATAACTAAATCCTTTGGAGATTATTTATGCCAGAATTAAATCCTGATATAAGCATTGCTGTTAGCTCTACAGTTTCTACGAGCAATCTAAATAATTTAAACTTGCTACAGCCTAATGCTTTTAAGTTAATAATTGATAGAAAGAACTTTAAAAATTTAGAGTTCTTTGCTCAAACTGTTCTTCATCCAGATGTTCAAACAACTCCAGCTGATGTTCCATTTAGAAGAGTAACATCTTTACCTATGGCTGCTGACAAATACACATTCGGTGAAATGACAGCTATGATTATCTTAGACGAAAATCTAAACTCGTATACTGAAATGTATAATTGGGTAACTAGAATTGTTGAAACAAATAATATCCCTCCATCTAAGAGAGATGAAAACGTTCCTCCAACTTATTCTGATATAACTTTACATATCCTATCTAGCCATAATAATACAGTCAGAAAAATTAAATATATAGATTGTATACCAACTGGATTAGGTAATATACAATTAGAAGCTACTAGTGGTGAAAACGTAATTACATATCCAGCAACATTTAGATTTTCTTATTTTGAACTTGAATAATTTAAGGATTTTATATTATGAATTTAGAAGATATACTAGACCAATGGTCTAAAGAATGTGTTATTGATAAAATAAGCTTAGATGAAACATCTAGAAATACACCTAAGCTTCATGCAAAATATTTGCAATTATTAAGTCATGCGAAACTTTTGTTAAAGAGAGCAGAAGCTTCTCAAAAAATATTACTCAAAGATAAATGGTTGTACTACAATGGAAAACTCGATAAAGAAACTATTGAATCAAAAGGTTGGAAACATGATCCATTTGATGGTCTCAAAATTCTCAAAGGTGAAATGGACTATTACTACGATGCTGACCCAGACATTCAAAAATCTGAAGAAAAAATTCAGTACTACAAAACAATAATTGAAACGTTAACGGAAATCGTAGATTCTTTAAAATGGCGCCACCAAACCATTGGCAATATTATAAGATGGAAACAATTTGAAGCAGGTGGATAAGTGGAACAAATATCCGTACAACTTAATAATTATAGCATGATGAATATAGATTGTAGCCGTGGGATTGCCCAAGAGCTATCAGAATATTTTTCTTTCTATGTTCCTGGTTATAAATTCATGCCAGCCTATAAGAATAAAGTTTGGGACGGTAAAATTCGTTTATTTAATAGCATGACTGGTGAGCTTGGCGCAGGGCTATACTCTTATTTGTTAAAGTTTGCAGCTGAGCGGTCATATACTGTAGACACAGAAGAGTCTCATCAATATGGTTTTCCTGTTCCTCCTCAACAACCTCTTCAATATATGTCTGATTTACTAGCTGACGCAAAGCTTCCATTTCAGCCTCGAGACTATCAATACGATGCGATTGAAACAGCCCTAACAAGAAGTCGAGCAATTCTATTATCTCCTACTGGATCTGGAAAATCATTTATTATTTATCTAATCATGAAATACTGGCTTCAGTATCTGACAGATGGATTCAATTATCCTAAAGCAGGAAGAGTATTAGTAATTGTTCCAACAACATCTCTAGTTGAACAAATGCACCAAGACTTTTTAGACTATGGTTTCAGTCAAGGTGGTATGCATAGAATATATTCTGGTAGAGATAAGAATGCAGATAAAGCTGTTATAATTTCAACTTGGCAAAGTATATATAAATATCCTAAGAAATGGTTTGAACAATTTGGTATGGTAATTGGCGATGAGTGTCATGGATTTAAATCTAAGTCATTATCATCAATTATGAATAAAGCAACAGAAGCTAAATATCGTTTTGGTCTAACAGGCACTTTAGATGGCACTCAAACACACAGACTAGTTCTGGAGGGATTGTTTGGTCCAGTCTATAAAGTTACAACGACCAAAAAGTTGCAAGATGATAATACTTTGGCTCCATTAGATATTAAAGTACTTTTGTTAAATTATTCCGAAGAAGTAAGGAAAAATTTTGGAAAGAAAACATATCAGGAAGAAATCGATTTTCTTATTGGAAATCCTGCTCGTAATCGGCTCATTCGCAATCTCGCTTTGGATGCTGACGGAAATACTCTCGTCTTATTTAATCGTGTTGAAGCTCATGGCAAGCCTCTCTATGAAATGATAAATAATAAGGCAGAGGAAGGAAGGAAG